TCATATCATAAGTAGCCATAATATATACCCCCTTTACGCTGCGTTGTACTTGGCATTAACAAGAGCTTCTGGACGAAGAATCTTTCTGCCATATAGATGCATACCACGTACAATGTCAGCAAAGCTGTCAGGGTCACGATATGTTTCTGTTTTATTGATCTGCTCTGCAGTTGCAACAGCAGAATCATGTCCACCTACAATAATACCATAGTTGGTGTTTTGGTTAGCAGTACCAGTTGTACCCGGTCCACTATTAATTTTTGGTAGATTGCTTGAAGTATATACACGGAAACCGTGGAAGTTATTCAAGGCAAGACCATTACGTAGTCCACCTGATTCACCGAAGTCTGCGTTAAAAAGACGTGAGTCTTCGTCACGAAGAATTTCCATGAATACTGGGTCAACAACTAACCAACGACCTTGTGTATCAACTTGTTGTTGATCTAACAAACGAGCCATACGAGCTACAAGCATTGATGGTGAAACTGTTGCTGTTGGCATTGCTGTAGCACCCGGTAAACGTGCTGCCACTGGTATTGAATGGTCACCAGCAGAAGTTGTTGTAATGTTACCAAAATCGCCCTTCTTTAATTGCATGTTAGAAAGCAATTCATTAGAGCCAGCAGTAGATACAGCTTTAGTTCCGTTTACTTGGTCATTAGCTGTGTCGGCTGCAGAGTGTAATGCAGACTGTTTAAAACCTGACAAATAACCAAGAACTTCTTGGTCATGTTGATCAGCTAAACGATATGCTGCACGGTTAGTAGCAAGATCCATGAAGTTTACATGTGAATGTGCTTCCTCAATGTCATCAATTTTAAAAGCAAAATAGTTTGCTTTATCGACAACTAGAGAAAAATCTTCATCGTCTAGATCTTGTGCAGAAACCTGAGTTCCACGAGCATAGCTGCTTACTGAGATTTCTGGTTCTTTGATGATTTTCACTGTATCGCCTTGAGCAGCAATCTCTCCAAAGTAATCGGAGTTTGTGATATCACCAACAACGGTAGACTTGCGGAAAGCAAGCTGTACCTTTTTAGAATAGATTACAGAACTAAAATTACCATTAGGTAAGTTACCGTAACCCGATGTTGTTGAAAAAGCCATGATTAAATCCTCCTGATGTTGGCTTTGAGTTACAAAGCTAAACGTACCATTAAAGAGGCTGAATGTTTTCTAGGGTGCAATATAGTATCAGTTGGCCTACCAATACCTATCGGGCCTGTACTTACTCAGGTAATTCTTGTTGTGTTTAGACTTTTTGAAAAGGTTAGCACAGAGGTAGTCTGAATGAGGCTCTGTTTGCTATGACCTTAGTTATATTAACAAAATTAAATTTGTCAACATCTTTTATCTGGCAGTACCAGAAATATCGTAAATAAATTTGTTAGAACGAAGAGCTTCGTTTATTTTATCTTGGTTCTTTTCAAATTCTTTAGCAGACATCTTAGCTACATCAGATTCTTTAACATAACTTTCTGCATCATCTGCATCTACAGATGTCTTACTTCTTTTTGTAACAACAGAAGCAGCAGCTTTTTTATTTGCTTTCTTATCTTCTTTTGTTATTTTGTGGTCTACTTTATATAAATCAATTACTCTTACGACAGAAGCAGGATCATCTGCATTTTCATACAGAGCATCTTGAACCCACTTAGGTTGTTCTTCTGCCCAGTTGTGAAACTTATCTGAAGCTTTTAATTCATCAAAGTCAGAGTGTTGCTCTCTTATTTCAGCTTCTAACTCCATACGTCTAGCTTTATCTTGAACTTCATCTATTTGTTGAAGTCTTTTTTCTGCTTTGCTAAACATTTCTTGAGCTTTTTTAGCTGCTACTGCTTCTACAATACCTGCAACATCTGGATATTTTTTAGACCATTCTGCAATATCTTCATCAGATTTAGGTGGAGTAACAGAGGTATTCTCTAACCTATTTTCAAGAGCTTCTAATCTTTCTTTCCACTCTTTTTCTTTTTCACCCATATGGCGTCTTAAATCACCATAACGCTTTTTAAAAGATTTTTCTTCTGCAGATAGCGTTTCTTCTTTAACTTCTGTATCGGCCTCTTTTTCTTCGGTAACTTCCTCTTTAGTTTCACCACGTTGTTGGGCTTCAAGCTCTGCTATCTCCTTTTCTTCATCTTCCATTCGTTGTTGTCGTTTTGCGTAGTTAGAACCACGATCAACAAATCCTGCAGTTTTTGGTGTTTCAATTTCTGCTAGTTCAGGCATTGTATCTCTCCTTTTTATGTTGGGGTCAGCCGTAGCTGAGTAGCCTTATCGTTATCAGTATAGGATACGATTAATAGGTTATATAACTTATTTCTTCTTTTTCTTTTTTATTAAACCGCCTTTATTGATACCTGTTGAATCATCATCATAATCACTTGCTTTATCATCATCATATATCGAAGATGATGTATTTAAAGACATAGAAGATGGTCCACCATATTGCCCTTCACCTCTTGGGTCATCTGGTCTTGTGTCTGATCCTGTCATTCCTCCACCTGCTCCAGCAGTTCCACCCGGAGAAGTTATAGTAGGTGTTTTGGTTTGACCACTATCATCTGTTGTGTATGTATATCCATAAGAAGGACCAGAACTTGGTGGACCATCATCATCTTTTTTCTTACCATCATCTTTTGTTGGGGTTGTAGTTGGTTGTTGTTTTATTATTTCAGAAAGAGGTACACCAGTTGCTGCTGCTATTTCTTCTGGTGTTAATATACCATCATCATTTTTATCAGCTTTATTCATAAATGAACTTGTGTTTAATCTACCAGTAGCTATAGTATCTGCAAGTTTTCTATTAACATTGTTGTCATCAATATATTTATCAATAGTAGCTTCCATAGCTTCAATTTCTTTATCACTGTATTTTTTATTACCACCGACTTCAAGAACTTTAGCTACCTCTAATGCTGCTCTTGCTTTTGCAACATTACTTAGTTTACCAATACTACCTACAGCTTGAACAATAGGCATATTAGATAATAGACCACCTACAAGACTTTCATCTTTTTGCTCTGGTGCTAGTATATTATTAATATACCCCTGTGTATCATTTAAGTCTACATCTTCATACCAAGGTTTAACTTCAGGCATATCTGGACCATCATCATCATCTCTTCTTGTTGATGGTGCTTTTGGTGCGGTATAGTTTGGATCTATTACACACATAGTTCCATCCCACATCATTCCTTCAGGGCATCCACCTTCAGGTTCTTTTGGTGCTGGACCAGTTGGTACACCTCCTATATAAGGGGCAGATGCTTGTACAGTCATTCCACCCGGAGTAGCATAAGCTGGCATATAAGGTTGTTGATATGGTGCAGTAACCATACCTGCATTATAATAACCTTTAACTTGACCACCTTCATTTAAAGTATTTATTTGAGAAGTCATTTCTTGTTTAGTAGCACCAAGGTTTCTTTCGTCACCTGCTATAGATTGGAGGAACTCTAATTCTTCTGAACTTAATTCTTCAGAAGAAGAAGATCTAACAGGTGTAGGTCTTTCAATAGGTTCACCACCTATTCTGCCATTCTCTTCCATATCTTGCAAACCCATCTTAGCTTGTGTTCGCAAGTCTTCAAAAAACTTTACACCATAAAAACGAACTACATCAGCAGGTACGACATACTCTCCCTCTGAAAGTCTTGCTGGTACATCATCTCTTACTTCTTTAGCAAGAGATCCGGGTGGTACTTCATTACCAGATACAGGATCAGTTGTTGTTCCATCATCTGCAATACCCCCTTCTTCAAATATCATTTCCATTTGTCCGTCCATATTTTCTACTGATCCTCCTTCAGCAAATCTAAATTGTGTAAATTCTCCTATTTCAAAATCTGAAATATCTATTATTATTGGTTCAAAAGATTTTATAATACCTTCTTTAGGTATAATATTTGGGTCAGATCTTGTCCTCATATCTACACTTGAAAATGAAATAAGATCGTCTTCTTTTCTTTTAAAATCTATTCTACCGTTAGTTTCTGATTTTAATTCTTTTAAAACTTTAATAGCTGCATCTTCATACGTTGCTTTTAAAGCTGCTTTAGAAGCTCCTTGTCCTTCTCTAACTCTTAAAATAGATTGTATAGGAGGAATAATTATTTTATTTATACCTCGTTCTTTTGAGTCTTTAATTACACCTAGTAAAGCAGTACGAACTGAACCAGTTAAATTTAAAGGTACTAAATTATCCTCAAAATCTTTTACGTTTATTTCTTCAAATATATCTATGAGGTCAGACCTCATTAGATTATCATTATTTTTATTATAATTTCTTACCTCTTTTTTAGTAAAAACATAATCACCTAAAACATTAAGAAAAGCATCATCAACAATAGGAAAATAACCCGGAGTGGTCTTTCTTGTAATAGCACTCTTTTTTAAATTAAATTCTTTTGCTAACTCATCAACAACCTGTTCATAAGTAATTTCATTACGTATGTGTTTATCTTTTAACTCTGCAAATTTTTTAACTGTATCAATAAGACCTACTCTTATTGCAGTTTCTGCAGTATCTTGATCTGTTATACTATCAAAATTATAATTATAACTATTTATTTTATCTTTAAATTTTTTGCTAAGTGGAACATTTCCAGCAACATATCTAAAAACAAAATCGCTAAGTTCAAGTTCATAGTGTAAAGCTATATCACCTAAAGTTGGTGTGTCTCCTATCTTTTTTTGAAGATCAGTTTTTTGTTTGCCTGTTTCTTTACTTGCTATTACAGCATTTTGTACAGCATCACTTTGAAGTTCATCAACAACTGCAACTGATTTATCTTTACTTCCAGTATTTGGGTCCATATAATCAATATAAGTTACTCTAGCATGAGATATAACATCATCTCTTTCACCCCAATGACCTAATAAAGCATCGCTATAATTACTAGTTTTTTTATTTTTATTTCTTATTAATATTTCTGCGTAATCAAAATCGTCTGGGTTAGGTGGTAATGTTATTAAAGACCCGTCATTATTTTTAAATCTAATAGCTCTTGTAATTCTTTGTTGATTACCGTATAAAGGTTTTTTATTTTGATCTCCTACTTCAAATCTAGGATTAGTAAGAACTTCTATTTCTACTTGTGGTGTATTTTCTTTTGCAAGAGAAAGTAGTTCATCTTTGTTATATACTTTATCATCTTCTAATATATCAAGAAGTCCTGACCAATATAACTCTTGTTTATTTATATTAGGTGCATTTTCTTCTAAATATTTTTTAGCTACTTTACCAGATATACCTTTTTTACCAACCCTATTTTCTAACGCAGTAGTTATAGAACTATAAAAATCTCTGGTATAAAATTGTTCATCTTTTAGAAGACTTGTTTCAGCACCTTCAATTAAATCTTCTGAATCTATGTCACCGAATGCAGCTTGTGCAGCACCAGTTTCAAAAAGTCTTTTTTCTGTACTTTCTTTTATAAGTGGAGAAACTTCACTTTTAGGTAATGTATCAGTAGATTTTCTTTGTACTGGTGTTATTTGAGATCTATCAAAGTCTGATGTATCTTTAGGTGCTAATCTAATATTACCACCTGACATACCTACACGATTAGGATCAACCTCAATACGTTTAGCAAAATCTATTGCTTGTTTTCCTGCACCTGATTTAAGTGCTTTCTTCGCAACAACTGCAGTAGCAGCACCAGCAGGAACTAACTCTAAAGCTGTAAGTGCATCTCCAAATACACTTTCTCTGGCTCTATTTACTTGCTCATCTGTAGCATCTGCATATGTAACATTGTACATACGTTTAAGTCGCATATCTAAATCTTCAGTACCAAGTCTTTGTACACTGTCTGCAATATCTTTTACAACACTTTTAGTTGTATCAATTGGGCTTGTTACAAATTCTTTTGCACCTTCGTATGCACCTACTGCTATATTTTTAAGAAACCCAAGCTCATCTTTATTAAACTCTGTTCCAAGTTTTTCACCAAAAGATTCATACTTATTATCTAAACCAATAATATTATCTACGAGTAGCTCTACATAACCCATTCCCTTTTTAGGTTGTGCATTAACTGCACTATTAATTTTTTCAGGGGTTACCCTAGATCTTCTTTTAGGTTTTAATTCTGGGTATATTACATCTCCACCTTCATTAAAACCATCTTCAGTTGGATAGTATTCTACTCCAAACTTACGTAAACCTATAGCAGCTAAAGCTTTACCAATACCTTTTGCGTAACTGCCCATATCATAGTAAAAATTACTTTCTTCTTTTTCAGGCTCTACATTTTCATATACTTTTTCTGGATATCCTCTTTCTATTTCTTCTGGATTATCCATAGTAGAAGATCTCCATTTAGCATATTTATCTGCTTCTTCTACCGTTTCAAATGTTGGTAGTTTTTCTCCAGTAATAAAATCTCTACCTTCACTATCTTTTAATTTTTGTTTTACTTCTTCTCTACTTAGTATTGAACCATCTTTATCAACACTAGGGGCAACTATGTATCCTGTACCAAAAGGTATTGTTACTGTTTGTTCAGAATATTTAGTTCCTTTTTTACCTGTAATATCACCTGTTTCATCAATATAAAGAGGTCTACCACGTAGTGTAGTCTCTTTTGTTTTACTTCTAGGTCTAAGTTTAGGAACTAAACTACTTTTCATTATTTACTTTATCTCTTAATCTAGTTAAAGAACGTAAAGCACGTATCTCACCCTGATATCTAAATATTTCTGCAGGGTCATCAAGTTGTTCTATTTGTTTATGTGCAAAGCCAATACGAAAATACATTTCATCTAACATTGCATCCCACTGTGGTTTATTATTTACCACTAATTTTAGGTTGCTCACTGTACTGCTGCTCCTTGCTCATTTGCTGCAAATCCGGGTTCTCCGGGTTGTGGTACATTACCAGTGCCTATAGTTCCCCCACCTGCTCCTGTAGGATCTTCTGCTTGAGCACCTGCTGGTGCTTGCTCTGGAGTTTCTGGTGGTATAGCTTCAGGATTTTCTTCTCTAAACTGTTTTAGTATCTCAGCTTGTATTGCAGCATCAGATAAAGAATTAACAAGTTTGTCTGGATCAAGATCCATTGATTTACAAATTTCTCGAATAACATAATCCATTCTAGCAAAAGGTGCAAGAACAGGATTTTGTACAACTTGTAAAAATTGCATAAGTCTTTGACTACGAACTTCATTAGCCATTAAACTTTCAGTTCCTCTAGATTTAATCTCTAGATCACCTTTAATTTCTGGATCATAGTCAAACTGCATATTAAAGCTATAGAAAGCTTTTGCTAACGGAGTTAATAGATAATCATCTACATTCTTAACTACATTCCGTATGCTACCGTTGGCAGCAGACATGAGCATACTAATACCAGAAGCAGTACGACCAACACCTGATACGCCTGTTTGACCATGTGCGAAAGATGGAAAGCCAGTTGATTCATCTGCTAATACTCTTGCCTTATCGAACATCTGCATGTTCTCGTTAGATACATTTGGAAACTTCGTGCCAAAGATTGCTTGACCCGGAGCACCACCTTGTCTACGAAATACTTTACCCGGATATACAGAAAGATCTTGACCCGGAGTTAAATTTGTTTCGTCAACTTCAATTAGCATATTACCAGATAATGCAGCGTTGTCAACTGCCATTCTCATAAAGCCATTCATTAAAGTTTGTGTGTCATCCATATTTTCTGCAAGTCCAACACCAAAAAGATTGTATGGATTTATTTCATATGGAACTGCATAGTAGGGTATAATAGCAGGAGTAAATGGATTAATTACAAGACGTAATACTTGTCCATTACAAATCCAAATATTTACACTTACTTCATCTAAGTTTTTAAACTCTTTTGGTATTTCTACATCATGTTGCTCAATAACTTCAGTGTCTACATTACCCCAAAATTCTAAAACTTCATATCTTTCTGGGCTTGCTTCTTGAGCATCATCTTCCATAACCTGTTCCCACCATTCTTTTGTGTAGGATTCACCAAGTTTAATTGCAGTATCTATAGAGTTACTTCTAAAAAAAGGTCTGTTTTTTAAAGCACGTATTTGAGAACGAGACATTTTATGTCGTTCAACAACATATTCTGCTTCGTCCATATTAGCTGCATCAGGATCTGGATAAAAGTTCCAGATAGATACAGATGATGTTTGAGGAATAGTTTTAATTATAGGTGAATATTCACCATCTTCTGTCCAGTTTGGATATTCTTTATCAACAGCAAATGGTCCTTTCATTACACCTGTACCAAACAATGATGTTTCAAAAGCTGCTACACGTAATTGCTTATTTGCATTTGACTCTTCTAACTGGTCATGTATTTTCTTTTCCATTTTCTTTGCTGCAATCATTGCAGGATGAACAGTTATCTGAGTAGATGTTGTTCCCGGTCCTTCTTTAATTATTTCATTTACAGGTGCAAGTTCATCTTCTAAACCAGCAAGTCTTTCCTGTAACTGTTGATACGTTTCACCGGGAAGAGGTTTCATATCTTCTTCTGTAACACCAGAGGCTTTCTTTAAATTTTCATCTGTTTCAAAATGCACTGATTCTGCAACACCTTCTGGAAGTGTTGTAGGTTCAATAGAAATAGGAAATTTATTATTACCAAAAAGAACTTCTACAATTTGTCCATATGCAGCAAGAACTTTTGTTTTCGTAACTTTTACAAAAACTCTTGATTTTTCAGTAGAAGTAAATTGTACATCAGGTCCGTATATACCACGATAATTACGATAAGCTTTTATCCATCTTTGCTCTTCTGTTTCTCTTGCTGTCGATGCTTTTTTATATTTATCTTGCACCATACCAACAATAGTTCCTGCAACAGGATCATCATAACTATCCTCTTTACTATCTTCTATTGCACTAGAATCTGTAGAGTCAATGATATCTTCTAAATCTTCTTCCATATTTTTTCCTTAATATCCAAAAGTAGGATCGCTAATTTGAAATCCAGAACCTTGTGTAGGAGCAAAATCAAATAAGTTGCTTCGTGGTCTAGTCATTATGCCATATCTTAATGCATCGTACAAGTGATCTTCTGCATTTGTATTTACATCTTCAGGGTTATTTTTATCTAATGGTAATGCAGGAAGTTGAGAGATTAAATTTTTACAGTTATTAAATATAACTAATCTAGGTTCTTCTGTAAACTCATCTACCTGAAGTCTTCGATGTAATTCGTTTTTACCTGCTACACGAGAGCCTTTTGATCTATCAGATGGCCTCCACCTACAACCTTTAATAATCATTTGTTCTGCTAGGCTAGGTCCAGTATCTCCACGTTTATGCCACAATGAAGAGTCAAGAACTCCATACTTTATTTTATCTTCTTGTTCTGCTGCTAGTATTAAATCAGCTAAATCTGTAGCAGTAACTTTAGATACATACATTTCTCTGTATACTACAAGTTGTTCATCTGGAGTTACAGCAAACCAAAGAACACCTGTATAAGAACCATAACCATAGTCACATGCTCTAAATTTTACCCAGTTATTTGGTATATCATAAGGATCTATTACATGTATCTTACGATTAAATTCTGGAAATGCAGCACCTTCATTAATATCCCAATTACCTTCTAGTAATTGTTTTCTCTGATGCTCTGGCAACGAAAGCAAATTTGCTTCGTACATACCATCTTCTGCTAAATAAGGATTATCAAAAAGGGTAGCAGGTATGAACCTACGTTTAAATAATGGTTGACCTTCTTTCGAATGTCCTTTAGGCCAAACAACTGTTTCTCCTGTTTCATAATCTTGTGCCCAAAAACTTTTATTAGGCACTTCTGGATCTATAAATGTTTTCTTAACCCAACTATGCCCCGGACCACCGGGGTTACTTGTTGCTCTCATATACAAAGGAAGACCACTTGCTTTTGTAGCACGTAGTCTCGATCTCATATAATTCCAAGGATAAGGGCTAGGCCATTGTGTAAGTTCATCAAAACCAATCCAGTTAAAGGCTTGACCCTGATATCGCATAACATCATCATCTCTATCTAAATAAGACATCCAAAGTGTTGCACCTGATGGTGCTACCCAAGTCTTATCCCTTTCCATAAACTTGATACCCGGAACTGCTTTAGGATACAGATCTTTAGAAATAGATACAAGCTCTCTTAACTCTTCTGTACTTCTACGTACTAAAAGCATTCTTGCTTGTGGATTACTAAAATATCTAACTGGGTCTACAACTAAACTGTATGACTTACCACCACCAGCAGATCCACCATAAAGAACTTCTTGTTCTGTTGACGACAAGAAATCTGTTTGCGGTCCTTTATTAGGTTTAAAAACTACTTCTTGTTCTACAAACTCTTCTTCATAGACTAGAGGCTGTTTTAAGTTCTTTTCCACCGAGTCTTTCTGCTTCAAGCTTCTTCGCTTTTTCGAGGGCTTTTTTATATTTTTCAGCGAGGTGGCGTTGGTTTGCAGCTTCTCTTTGACGTTTTCGCTCAATGGTCACTCTCTTCATTAATCCAACATGAGAAATATATCTACCTGATTGTTCACTTAACCAAGCAGATACATCCCTATAGCTATACTGTTTTAAATATTTTTTTGCTTCTTCCAAAAGATTTAACTCTTTTGGTATTGGAAGCAGTATATCAGAATCATCAGGGTCTTGTCTATAGCCAAAGGGAACATGTCTGCCAACTCTTACAACAGATCTCCATTCAAACTCTTCACCTTTGTCAGGTGCTGGTAGTTTCCATGTTTTAGTTATTTTATTCATCTTTTGGCGGTAAAATAAAAAGTGGACTTGTTGTAGCTACTTCTACTTTGTCTGTAGCTTTAAATCCACCACGATCTAATATATCTTTTGCTGCTGCCATCTTTTCTTTATTACCTAAATCAGTAGGATTTTCCATAATTTGTCTCATAGAAAAAGCAGCTTTAGTTGCAGTAGATGCAATAAACTTTTTAGTTCTTTCTGCTATCTCTTCCTGTAATGCATTTACAACAGAAGAAGTTGCAACATTATCAGAATATCCAGCCATTCTTTTAGCTGTAGCAAAATCACCATTCGCATCTTCAAAAAGAACATTTAAAAATGTTTCTTGTTTTTCTGTTAGGGTACGAGTCATTTTGTTTTCCTTACAGTTCCACCTTTTGCGGCTCTAAAGGCTTTGGTCTTTTTTGCAATTTTCTTAGGTTGAGCCACATGCTGCTTACCTGCCTTAGTGCCTTTTCGTTTTGCTCTGGAAGTGGCTGCGTACTCACTAGCACTAAGAGACTTAATAGCCGCAGTAGGTAGGTAACGTTCACCAGTAGCTTTAGGGCCTTGCGTAGATGGTTTACCACTTTTAGTTCGCCATTTCTGTTTTGTCCAAGACTTTAAACTTTTTTGTGATTTAGATAAGGCCATTTAGCAACAATCACACTCTGGATTACATTTACGGTTTACTAAGGCACACCAAAGTCTTTTTAAGTATCTTTTCATTTGTAGCCTCCCCCTGCTGCTTTATAAGCTTTCGCAAGCATTTGAGCTTTACGAGCACTCCATTGACCCGGAGCACCACCTTTGCCACCTGCTTTTATTCTGGCAAACTGACGTTTACGCATTGTAGGTTTTGTATAGTTACCTGCTTTATTAACTGTGCTTTTTTTCTTCGCTGCCATATATAACTCTCCTTATATCGCCTCGACCTAATCCTATGTCATTTAGGTCTTTGTCACTCATCATTTGCAGTAATCTAAAGTCTGCACGTTTTTGTTGGGCGATTTCATGCTTTTTCCAAGCATTTCTAAAAAATTGTTTTACACTCATAACTATCTCCTTTGTGTTACCTTTGTTAGGCAGGAGTAGTTATATTCATTTAGTTATAACATACTACAGACAATATTGCAACCCCGTTATGTCGGCTGGTAATACTCAGCACCTGATAAAGTTACATGAAAGTCAGAACTACTTTCTTCAAAACATACAATTTTATCACCTGCAGATAGTGCTAGATATGCACCACCTTGTATTACATTTTCATTTGTACTTGCTGCTAAACTTACTTCATCTACAATACTGTGATAAGTAGTTGTCGCTAGTTCGTACCATTGTATACTATATTTTTTAGCTCCTGTTGCTCCGTTAGATACATGCAAAAAAGTAATGAGTGACACATGATTATTTGGACATGTGTACACTACATCACCACTTGCACCACCTGCTGTTGCAGATAAGTTTTTTGCTTTTGTAAAGTATTTAGCTACAGCAGGGTTTGCCATTTAAAATTTTAACTTTGCACCAATTGTAATATCACCAAACTCAAAGTTTGAATCTGATGATACTTCTGTATATGTAGTCATACCTTTCCAAGCGTACTCAGCTTTCCAATCTACACCAGTAAAGATATCTCCATTATTAATATCTAATACATCAATAGTTGTTTCTGCAGAAAAAGAAACTCCATATGCTCCCATACTTACTGTAGGAGTAAAATCTAGTTCCCATGTTTCTGTTCCTGTGGTATAGCTCATATCTGTTTCAGCACCAATAGATAAGCCATAACCTAAATCAATAGCCGATGCTGATGTGGCTGCAACTGCTATTGCAGATGCTAATAGTAATTTTTTCATTTTATTTTCCTTATTTCATTCGTTTTAGTATACTGTTAATTTCTCGAATACGAGCTTGTTCACGTCTTTTTACTACAGGTGGTTTTTTCTTTTTACCTGCATCAACTATTTTTTGCAATCTTCGTTTTTCTGCTTGTAGTTTTGCAATACGTGCCTGTTTACCTGTAGGATTTTTACCAACCGAAATTTGTTTTTCTATATCACTTTTTGTCATAGATCCAACAACAAGAGGCTCAACGGTAATTTCTGGTTTAGACTTTGATTTATTATTTGGTTTTGGTTTAGGTTTAGGAGGAGATTTTTTAAGATCTTCTGCGTAAACTGCAGCCATTACTTTACCATTTTTATCTGTGTAATAAAGTGAGCCAGCTTTCTTAGCTGCTGCAATACTTTTATATTTACCAGCATCTTTTTTAGCTTGAGTAGCTGTTTTACCCATAGCTTTTAGTTTAGCGTTTAGATATGAACGAAGTGTCATAGCCATTATTTATACTCCTACTTATTGTATGTATCTTTGGCAGTTCTAATACCAGTATTCATTGTACCAGTAGATTTGACCATTCCACCTTGGTTATACATAGCTACTTTACCGCCTTTAGCGTATGCTTTTTTCTTCATCATACCACCTTTAGCATAACCTTTTTTCTTAGCCATACCACCTTTATTCATGTAACCCATTTTGTTACGAACACCTTCAGGTAGTTTTGATAAACCTTTATTTCCTTCAGGTACAGTTTTTAGGCCACCCATTGCGTAACCTTTTTTCTTCATGCCACCTTTAGCATAACCTTTTTTCTTCATGCCGCCTTTAGCATATCCTTTCTTTTTCATCATTGATACTCTTTATCCTCACTGTATAAATTGTTAAATACTCTTTGTGTATCCCAGACGTACTCTACGTCTTCTTTAGAGTTGTATATATTTTGATTAGGTTTAAAGTCTGGAGCACCTTCTCCTGTTTCAAACCATGCTGGGTGAGTTACTCTCACTCTATTATTGGGTAACGCAACTATGTTACCAGTGTAATTACCAGCGTCTAACAACTCTAATACGTGAGACTGTTTATGTTGGGCTGGATCATCAGCAACTTCACTATCTGTGTAGTCTACTGTAAAATAATATTTAGCTGGATAGAACTCTCCATCTATTTTCGCTATCCACGGTGCTGGACTCGCCCTCTCCAGTTTGTAAACTGAGTGATAGTGCGACATACAATCCCAAGGCTGCGCCAAGTAAGGTGGTAATTGTTCGGGCCATTCTTCCAACGGTGTATCTGCTACGAGTGCTACAAGAGGTAATCTAGCCCACATCGCACCGCCATGTATATTGGGGCTATCACTATCATCAGACTCACAGCCTGTAAAAATAACTTGAAAGCTGAGAGTCCTGTTTGGCATAGTAGTGACACCAATGACCATACAATGTAAGAACTCTCCATGATACTCTTCTAAGTTTTTTGTATATTCTCTTCTAACCCATGCTTTAAAGTGAGGGATACTACTTGTTAGATACGGCATTATGTTTCCTTCGCAGTTCTGCTTTAGCTTGTTTAAATAGTTTTGCTATTGCAGTTTTCCCCATAACTTTAGCACGTTGTTCTGCTACTGTCAATATTTGAATTTTTCTTGCGTAAGGTTTTTTAATTCTTTTTACTTTTGCTATTGTAGCTTTTGCATCAGCTACTGTCGCAAATTTTATTGATACTGTATCTTTTGGATTTTCATCTGTATATAGTCTTCGACCAGACCCTTTAGGTTTTTTACCCGTACCTACTTTAGGATCTTTAGCCATTATAAACTTGTTCCAATCTTAAAACAGGCAGGTCTAGAAAACATGCCTTGTGACTGCATCATAAGAGTAACTCTATCTGTTTCTTCTTTACATAGTTCTTCTGTAACAAATAGCTCTTCTTGTTTTGCAAATACAATACACGATTGAGCATAAGGTGTGCTACATGCTAATACAATAGCAAGCCACATTACCACTTAACCTTGTGTGACCAATACCTAGCACTTAGTTTACTTGGCTTTGAATCCTGTGCATTATGTCTTGCATAGTAACTTTTCTTACGTGCTTTGTCTTTTGCAGTCTTGGGATTCTTACCTGCACCTTTTACACCCTGTTGACCAAAACGAATAAACTTATAAGTGTCACCTTCTTTTGCCATCACACAATGTGATTTAGTAGGGTGACTAGGAGTTCTCTTAGGTTTGTTTACACCTTTCAAACCCTCTTCTTTCATTTTGGTTTTTACACGTTCAGGTATAGACATTATTTTTTCTTTTTTGCAGTAGGTTTCTTTTTAGCTAAACCACCTTTAGCCATACCAGATTTTTTAGCACCAGATTTTTTGCCTAACTTTTTCTTAATTAAATCTTCAATTTCTTTTTCAACTTTTTTGGTTACTTTAAGATTACTTGTATCAAACAACATCCTTAAAGCTTTTGTAATTTGATCTTCTTTTGCCATTTTATTTTCCTTATACCATTAACTCAAAATGTGGTCCATCAATAAATGGCCTACGGCCTTGTGATCTACGAAGATCAATGTATTCATTCATTGCTTCTTCCATTGTACCACTGTAATCTACGATATTACCCACTGACCAAGCTGCACCCCACTTGATAGCACAACCAACTTCTTTCGCTGCTGCTTTCATTGCATCAGCAATATCATCATAAACATTTATTTCCCAAACTACATCTGAGCCATCATAAGCTACAAGGTCTACAGCGTGTGAGTATCCTGTGTCTTGTATAAGGTGTTTACTCTTCATAGTCTGTGATCGTCCAGATTTAAACAGACGCTCTTGTTCTGCCAAATCTCGTACACCATATGTAACTCCGAAGTCTACTTTAGTCACTTCAATAGCTTTTTTCACTGTCTCCACCATATCAGGGTGGACACCTTCTAGTTTACCTAGTGACCTGCTTGATAATTTAAATGCCATTATTTTTTCTTCCTATTGTCTGTTGTATAGAGAACCATACCACCTTTACGATAATCTTTACTATCTGCTTTTTTCTTTTTTTGAGATGCTTTCCATTCTTTATATAATTTAGGAAATGACGATCTTGCCTTTTTGTAATTTCCATCAGCTATCAGTTTGTCAAAGGCACGTTGTTGTGGAGAACCACCAAATCCTATTTTAGTTAAAAAAATTTGCATACTACTTTTTGTCATAGCTATTTTCCAAAAAACTTAGTGGCTGACCTTACAGCGAAGCTACTTGCTACGATTACACCCAAGGTATAGCTATACCACTGGGGCATGGACTCCAATGCAGCAAAGCCATTTGCTACTGCTGCGTTAGCCCATTCAAACGGTAAAAATGCAAGGATAAGTGGAATTGAAAAAAGCAAAACCAGATACTCATCTTTCCACGAGTTCTGGGTTCCTTGTGCCATTATCTTTTCCCACTCCGCTTCTGACGTAGCGGCTGAGAGCATTATCTGAGCTTCCGCTTCTGCCTTGGCTACCTTTACTTTATTCTGTGCAGCCTTTTCTTCTACCTTACCATTTAACCACGTACCTGCTAATTGTGATACTGGTCCAAGTAATTGTCCTATCATTTTTTATTTCCTATCGCATTAAACCCAAAGTATGCACCTACTAGTGCTGATACTGATACGACATAAATATTAGCTATGTCTGCTATTAACATTGCTGCTGTTTCCATACCAATCAATGTGCAGAGAAAGATACCCATAGGGTAAAGCACCATTCCAGATAAAGCAAACCAAGTCATGTTGCGTTGTGCATCACGCTTGGCATCTTCATCTTCCATTTTTCTTCGTCTATCTTCTAGGTAGATCTCACGTTCTTCAGCGTCAAGCTTACCATTCTTATCTAAGTCATACTCTTCTACCATTATTCCCAATCTCTTTTTCTGTTTGGTTCAAATACGTCTTTGCGCTCCAACATACCTTCTAGGTACATTGCACGTTCTACATGATCTAGTGAATATCTAACGCCAGTATCCTCGTGTATTTTCTTTCGTACATAGAATACATCTGACCTTGGGATATGAACTCTTCTGAGTCTGCCCTCATCTTCATTTGCAAGAGCTTTATAAAACTCTTCAATGACATTATCGTGAGAATACATTTTAGGCAAAATAATTATCCTTAGTTATACGTTTTGAAAATTCGATGTCAAGAACTTTTACTGCCTACGACAGAAAAATTTTTACATACGCCTTAAAGAATATAACTATTAATAATAATAACTATTAAGTATTATTATCTATTAAGTATTAATACCTCTAAGTATTATACTATAAGTAATTATACCGCCATTCTATCATATGTCAAGCCTTAATGTAAGAAATATTATTAATAATATTAATATATGTTGTTATCAACATCAAAATACTACATATAGGTCTTTGAACTATATACATTTACCCAAAGTCAACAAAATAATCTTCTTTTATTTACGAATAAAAAGAATATTCTTCTATATATTCTACATATAAAAGAATATATTTCCAATATAAGTATTAAACCCTTGTTATTACTATATATTATTCTATATAGGTGGTAACCTGCAAGTAGTTACCAACTAAAATACCACCCCTCTGTCATTATGGGTATACACGTACCTATAGACCCGCCATGGCTCATGCACGGGTAGCCCCTACAGGGCTTCCTACGTGTAAAATCCTACGGATTTACAGCTACATACAATGCTAAAGCATTGTTTTCTATTGTTTTTACAAACAATAAGGGATTATCTGCCTGTAAATATCAAGATATTTATGGATGGTTTTGAAAAACTAGGTAAAATTACCTAGAGACAACCATATCCCCTTGGGATTAATCCTGCATATACACCCTTAGCTTTTCCTTGCGCATTATGCCCACCAAAAGTTGAGAAAGTTTTCCCCTAAAGGGGAAGTGTAATCTCGGAAGTTCCGTGAATAGGTAAACTCTAAAGAGTTTAAAAAGTGCTTGACTTTCGATTTGGATCAGTGTTACAAAGTAAGGGCTTCGGCAATGGTGCTGAAGCATAACCCAAATCGGAGATTTGATATGACAAATACAGCAACTTTACCTACGGTAACATTGAACAGCACTTTCAAGCTAGGACGTAAGTCCTACACAATGAGGGAAGCCATACAACATGGTTGTAATGTTCACGACAAGATATGTCTTCTTACAGAAGATTGGAAAGCTGATGCTTTGCCTCTCTATAGAGAGTTTGGCAACATTTGTTTACAAATGGAAGCACTCTTTCTTGGTAACAAGAAAGCTTACGGTAGCTTTATAGCTACCACCGATTTCAGCAATGATGTAATCAGCTCTGCTGATAAGTATGATGCCAAGTGGATTGCCACTCACTGGACTAAAGTCCAGAGCTTAAATAAGTCTGGAAGACTTAATGCTCTTGGCGTATCTTCCATTAGGAAGATTGTGCTTGAGGCTTACCCAGAGCTTCGTAAGAAGCCGAAAGCTGATAAACCTGCTTCAGCAGGTAATACTTCAAAAGGCAAGCCAAAGGCTTCCCCAGAGGTCACAATGGCTGGAAACGAAGTTTCCAAGATCAAGCCTACAGTCTTTGAGACTGTCGTTGCCAAGAACGAAGTTGAACTTGCAGAGCAAGTTTTCGATCAGATGCAAACCCTTGGGTTTGACAGACTGAAGTTCTCAAGAGCATTCAATGCTCTTTTCAAGAAGTCGTAAGACTTCCTTGAGCTTCCCTTCGGGGAAGCTTCCATTCACGGATTTTCCGTGATTAACTTTAATCGGAGATTAAAAATGTACGAAAAATATCTTGGTGTTAATATATTAACACATGGTTCTGTTGATGAAGCAAAATACTTTTGCTTTGCTTATCAAGGTCAACTCATAACCGATGGTTATGGTAACACTCTCAAGCTTGAAAAGAGAGGTGAAAACAACCTTGACAGAGTCAAGGGATTTATAGAGTGCTTAGCAGCACTCGGTGAAATTTAAAATAAGCCCTCTTCGGAGGGCTTTTTTAGTTTATACTTCTTTGAAGTATATCTATTCTCGGAAATTCCGTGAATGGTTAAACTTCTTTGAAGTTTATTTTTTCTTTTTATTAATAATAAAAAAGAGAGACCTCTGCAAAACTAGACCTTTGAAACAGGAGAATACCTATGAAACTACCAGACATGAACAACGTGTATGTAACACACAAGGGAAGAGAGATATCTATCTCTCACCATAGAAATTATGGGAATTGGCATGATGAGCGAGAGATCGCTGTATTACCCGATAAAGACAAGGGCGAAACATATGACATAACATTTTATGGCAGATCGCTAGACAGTTTAATCAATAGATTAATAGAAGTTCGTGATAACATTGATAAGGAGAGTACGAATGCTAAATAAACTTAATTACATAGAACATTGGGGCTACGTAGAACACGTAGACCATAACAAAATTCTTGGTTACAAGACCTGTATCTTTACTGGTAAAGATAATGTTATGCCTTTGCCTATAAGACAGGGGCAACTTGAAGCTTGGGTAGACTCTACCATCTTGGTACAAGATGCGTTCCCTCATCTAAACAAGAGCCAAAGGGAATTTATTAAATCAGGTTGTAGCCCAGAGGATTGGGATATACTATTTTCAGACGAGTGATAACATGATACCTAAACGCAACAGGTCTGCCAGACGTGCAGATAAGTATTGGCAATCTGTTTTCTTACAACAGATGTTGATGCCTCAACGGGGCTTGACAAACAAGTTAGACCTCGCTAAACCTAATCTCGGAAATTCCGTGAATGAAAAACAGGAGAATACTAATGGAAGAATTAATCGACAAAGTTATAGACCAAATCAAAGATGATTTGGATAAACGTGAGTTACTAGCGTTACATGAATTGCTTTTGTGTATCCCTAAAGAAAATTTAGAAAGTTTTTTATCGGAGGCAAACCTATGCAATACGAAGTAAATATCGTTCACAACATGAACAAGGAAGCTAATCCAGACAGCACCAAGATTATCTGGAAGCATTGGGGTAGGCTAGTATTATCTAGCGACAGCAAAGAGATGGCTCTTGAAAAGGCTAGACATCTGCAAGATGTACTAGGTCAAGACTATAAGACAGAGACATGGCTTGCCATGAAAGTATCAGAAAGGGTACGTGATGAAAGTTGAAATCTATTTTAATTTACATAAGCGACTGTTCTCTATAAGAGAACGACATGGCAAAGTGATTGCTCACAAAAGATGGGTGGGTCTAGTTAGACCTACGTTTGTTGTGCAGCAAGGTGGACGTGAACGTGTTCTTAGAGACAAGTCTAAGAATGTTCATGCTTTCGTTAGACCCGAAGGGTATCAGGGTATGGATGAGGTAATACCCTTTGACATACTGGATGGCTACACGACTGTACGTTACAACCCGTACAAGTACGCATCATTTGTGGACGAGAACGAAGATCCTATCTTCGAAGCTGATGTTGGATTCATGTACCTTGACAAACAAAATAAACCTGTTATTAAGGTAGCAAGCTTGGATCAAGCACAACAAATACTAGAAACCTAATCACGGAGATTCCGAGAATGACTGTAACAACCCAAGAACTAAATGATCTATTCAGACACTGTGCAGATATTGGCATGGCGGCAACGGATAGACCTATCAACGATACAGAGAACCATACTGGTTCTTGTGATCACAGAACAGATTACTGTGATGACACTTGTTATAACATTAAGTTATACAATATGTATCCTAACATGGCTAAACGTGATGACAGATGCGAGACTATCTGGCAGAAGCTAGACAAGTCTAACTCTGACTTCACTCAATTCTTTAGTCGTAAACAGTACGATACTAGTCGTGTACGTCACATGACCAGAGGCGAAGCATTCAAAGACATCAAAGATGTCTATCGTGTAAAGACTATGTGCTTGCTCAATCCCGACATCTTGTGGTGGATACCGACACGAGCATGGCGTAACCCAAGGATAAAATCCTTGATTGAGAAAGAGCTAATGCCTCTTGACAATTGTGCAATCAATGCTTCACTAGATCCATCTAACAGCAAAGCTGAATGGCAGATGCTGATTGACGATGATTGGAACATCATGTTCTATGGTGATGATACGTTGACACATGATCCTGTATATGGCAAACGTATGTTTGCTTGCCCCAAGACACACAAGGGTCTGAAGGGTCACTGCATGGATTGCAAGGCAGGTTGCTTTGCACAGAAGACTATTAACCGAACCCAGATAGTTCATCTATCTGAACACTAATCACGGAATTTCCGTGAATGAAACTGAATGGAAGGAGAAACAAATGCCATTCGATTATACTACAGACTTTGTACCAACAACCTTAGACTTTGAAATAGAGTTTGAACCTACCAAGTTCAAAGACAAGAAGTACGTTATCAATGCCGATACAGGTGAATACCTTGGTATTGTTGGCAAAGACTTCAAGTGTGCGAACCACGGTGATTTCTTTAGACGTGTACAGCAAACACTCACAGAGACTCTACGTCCAGAGGATACCATGAACGCTACCTACAAGTGGCGTAGAGCACGAGGTGATGCATGGGCTATGCTTGACATTACCTTACCTGATATGCAGGTGGATATCGAGACAGATAGACACACAACTACGATTGGTAATCGTATCATATCATTACATGGTATTGATGGCTCTTGTTCTAACCAAGTATTCTTTGGTCAGATAGATTTCTTTTGTACCAACGGTATGATCCGTGGTGAATACGATAAGATCCGCAAGAAGAATACTTCTAACTTTACGTTAGATGGTTTCATCAACGAGCTACAGAACTCTCGTAGAGACTTCTACGAAGAGACTGCCAAGATGAAAGTCTGGGCTAAGACTGACCTCAAGTATGTAGATGTGGAAGCATTGCTAGAAGCAATGATACCATCCAAGAGAAAAGCACAGAGGATGTTCGAACTCTATAACATAGAGAGACAGACTCGTGGTGCTAACAAGTGGGCACTGTACTCAGCCTTCACGAACTATGCATCATATGCAGATGAACGTAACGGCTTCAAACTACGTGACACTGGCAACGATACTCAGGCTGTATCTATGTTCTCAAGAGAACAAGAGGTATCTAAATGGGTATCAGACAACCGCTTCACTCAGCTACAAGCTGCATGAGGTGGTAGTTTCCCCTCTGTCATATCCAAACTTTTTCTGTATTTGTAGTATTGGGTATTGACATTGGGGGAACTTACTATATTACTTAAACCATTCACAAGCATAAGGAGTAAAAAATGTTTGTATTATTCGCAACTAAACCAACTCAAGACGGATGCAAAGGTTTCCGTTTCAACTTCCTTGGCATCAAGGGTATCTACCGTAAGCGTAGTATTATCAATCGTGGTTGGACTATCGAAAGAGGTAAGTGTATGACTAACATACATCTGGGTAAACGATCTGTTTATATAGAGCGTAAACCTAATCGTACCTCTGTGCGTAAGCTACATCATTTCGCAGGTTAGTATGCAGAAGTTTTACTATGTAGTTGAACTATATGTAGATGAACTAAACGAGTGCCTCATTATGAGGTGCTCGACCTGTGAAGGTGCAGATCATATTTGTGGTTTACTAAACGAGGCTTTCCCCGAAGCCGTGTTTGATGTTTGGGATAGCGAACCAGTGTTGGCTATGAGAGACTATGACCCAGAAAGATATCAGGAGATAAAAAATGTCTTGACTTCTAGGCCAACTCGACCACAACTAATAGTTATCGAAGGAGGCAAAAGGTAATGTACCTTGTCGAAATCACACATAATGACGAGACAATATGCAAATCCTATCAGGATTTACTATCTGATAGTGTTGATATTGCTAATCAATCTTCTTACAAGGGGTGTCTTGTTCGTATCTACGAATGTATACAAGGACTAGACGCTTACGAAAAGATTACGAAAGTATTATCTTGGGAAGATGATGGTGTCAGAACATAAAAAATAATAACAAGGTATTGTTTTACAGTGCCTTGTTATGTTACCATTAGCTTTGGGGAATGCGATGGAATACGATTGGTGGAATAGCATGTCGTATGTGGATGATCCGCATGACGATTGCACACACTGGGTAGGAAAGATATGAGATACACAGAAAAAGTAAAATTAAAATCTGGTTTGGTGTGGCGATTTACCCCACCTCAAGCTGCTATAGATGCAGGTGTTGTATCACGTCAGACCTTTCACGATGGAAGGACTGCAAGGTATGAAATACCTAGACTGATACAGAAGGTAGACGATTTCCGTAGTGGAAAAATTGTCGCAGGAAATATTGGTGCGACCAGTACAATACTACAAGTATATAAATATTATATTAGTACTAATAACTTTAGGTCTTTAGCTTACAGTTCTCAAAGACAGTACGAATATTCTATGAACTCTATTAGTAATACTATTATTGGTGGTAGGACTTTAGGTTCTATTAAGGTTGAAGACCTTAATGCTTTTCATTGTTCGCAAGCTTACGAGGCTTGGGTCATTGGCGGTAGTACAGCCAAAGCTAACCAACTATCTAGGGTTTTATCTGTACTACTAAACTATTGCATATCTTTAGATATCATAGACCATAATCCTCTTTCGAAGATTAAAAAGAAAAAGCATCAGCCTGTCTCAGAGGTATGGACTCAGGAGCAGGTAGAATTATTTCTAGACACTGCATTCTCTAAGTGGGAATGGAGAGCTATTGGTCTTGTCGTATTACTCTGTTACGAGTGGGCACAAAGACCTAACGATATACGATTACTGAAGTGGGATGCCTTGGATATGGATAAATCCGTGGTAACTATTACTCAGACAAAACGTGGTGCTACTGTACAACTACCTATCTCTAACGAGATAAAGCAGATGCTCTCTGACCAGAGAAAGGATTGGGACTTCCAAGAGTATGTAATACCTTATCAGAGGCCATCAGACGGGGCATACAGACCCCTAACGAGATCTCATATATCCCTATATGCAAACAGGGTAAAAGAGAACTGTGGACTACCAAAATTTTTGAAGGTTGGTAACCTCAGAAAGAGTGGGATTGTTGAGATGATTGACTCTGGTGTAGACCATTTACAGATCATGTCTGTCACTGGTCACCAGAACATATCGTCACTCAATCCGTATCATAAACACACACTTGATGCTGCTACTTCAGCATTGGAAAGGAGAAAGAAATGAACAGATTTCTTATCAACTATACACCAGACCTTATTGCCGCAGACCTATGCGATAAGCATGTAGTAAAGATGCCACTCGAAGAAGCACAGATGCTATGCACTGTGGTACGTAAGTACAATAACGAGTATGCAGATGAGCATGAATTGTATCGTGCTGTACATCAGAAGCATCCATGTACTATCTGGGCAGGTATGACTAGTGGTAATTATAATTTTGCCCTTGGCATGTTTGATGCTATGTGTACCGAGTATAGATACAGATACGGTAGAACACATGCTTCCTATAGGTTGTATGACGCTTTAAAAGATGCAGAGAAGTATGTACCCGAAGGTACAATGACCCCACACCCTGAATGCTTCAGTGAACATACGCATCTGAAGTCTGGTAAGGATTGGCCTATTGTAAGCTATCGTCAGTTCTACAAAACAAAACAAGACAGGTTCAAAATGGTGTGGACTAAGCGACCTGTACCCTATTGGTTTGAAGATGCATATCATGCCGTATAAAAATAAACACGTAGGCTATGATGACGATGGTAAGATCCTGATCATAGCCACAAACAAAAGGATAGTCATTGACTATATGAAAAGTGTAACAAGTAAAAAGGAGAATACAGATGCCTAAGTGTGAAAACTGTGGTGATGAAGAAGAAGCGCTACACTATACAGAATGGAATAATGGCACAGATTGTGGTGATTTGTGTGAAGTATGTGCAGAAATGTTTATAAATATGGAGGATGATGATGAAGATGATTTTGACGAATGGTATACTAAAAAAGGAGGAAGCTCATGCGGTATGAGGTTAGAGTAGAAATCTCCGAGCTTGTCGAGGCCGACAGTCCGAAGGAGGCACAGCAAAAGTTCATGGAGAACTTTGAGTATGCTGACGTAAAGTATGGAACGTGGCACGTTGAGCCTGATGACGTTGAACCAATGGAGGGACCAGATGCCTAGAAGAGTTATACCATCTAAAGTATTTAGACATTGGGCTAATTGCTTTGCAGATGGTACACTGGATGATGACTATGCACCAGAGTTAGCAGAGCTACTAATGCTATTAGCTGCGAATGCAGAGTTTAATGATGAAATGAGAAAGACCTACGGTGGTGATTATTATGCGAGTACCTACCATTAAAATTAATCCTGTTGCAAAAGCTGTAAGACAACCTAAGTTTAAGCAACAGGTCATACCTGATAAGAAGAAACCTAAACCTCTGCGAAAGCAGAAGCATAAAGGAAAGGATGCTGAATGAAACTATACAGAAACAGCAATGGTGTATGGGCAGGTACACAAGCCGATGCACGTAAGATGTGTGGCAAAGACTACATGTCTGTCGATGTACCAGTAG